GTCAAACTTCAAACATAACTCATATCAAAGAATCAGTAGATAGACTTGAGATTATGGTTAAAGAACAGAATGGACGTATTCGTAAAAATGAAAATCTGTTAAGTGCTGTATCTGCAATAGGAGGAGTTCTTTCTATTGTGTTTGGTGGATTCATCGCTTGGCTATTCAAGGGGAAAATGTAATGGAATGGTTAAACTGGAGTAATGCAGCTTATATGGCTGCAATCATTATTGGTGGTGGCTTAACATTTGCCGCCGCAAAATACAAAAAGGTTTTAAAAGAAATTCAGGAAGCCTTAAACGTATATCACGAAGCTGCTAAAGACGGCAAGATTACCAAGACTGAAAGGGACAAGATAGTAAAAGAGGTTCTTGATATCGCTTCTTCAGGTATTAAGATATTCTGGAAGTTTTGATGCCTAAATTTGGTAAACGTTCAAAATCCAGATTAAAAGGCGTTGATTCAAAACTGGTGAATGTTTTGAATGAAGCTATTAAGTTAATGGATTTAACTATACTGGAAGGGGTACGCTCAAAAGAACGTCAGCGCGAGCTTGTTGATAGCGGAGCGTCTAAAACAATGAAGTCTAAACACATAGATGGAAAAGCAGTAGATGTTACGCCATATCCTGTAGACTTTGATTCTGTAAAAGGTATTAATCGTCATTACTATATGGCTGGTATGCTTCGCGGAATTGCTCACATGATGAAAATCCCTGTAAGGTCTGGAGCCGATTGGGATTCAGACGGTGAAATTAAAGACCAGAAATTTAATGATTTAGTACATCTAGAGTTAAAAAATGCCTAAACAGTATTACACAATAAGAAGCTTTGCAAGTGGTATAAATTCTTTAAAAGACCCAAGGGATTTGAATGAAGATGAATCTAGTTTTATTAAAAACATGTCCATAGATGCTCAAGGCAAGATAAAGACGGCTGGCGTTCTTCATGCGCATAGCGCTAATCCTTCCAATGCTGGCGGTACGTTATCCAATTATATATCTTCTGTTAGTGCTCAATTAGAACAGGGAACTCCTTCCAATAAGGGCGGTGGATATAATTTAGCCTATTTTGAAGCAGACCATAGTAGAAAAAATGAATTTAACGATGACGGCACTACGACATTTACAGTCGGTGTTGCTGTTGGCAATATATCTTTTATTGACCCACAGAATACAGATATATCTGGAACGGATACAGTTGCTCCCGGTGGAGCAGCTGGCGGTGGAGCAGCAGGCACTGAATAATTATGGCTATTACAGCGATATTATCATCAAAACAATATATAAAGATAGATGGAACGTCTGGTACCACTAAAGCTACTTACTGGACAGACACTGCCGGTATTAAACCCGGAGATATTATTACCGTTTCTGGTTCAAAATCTAATGATGGTGTATATACTGTCACCGGTTTTATGGGCTATAATTATGACCAGTATATGATGGTTACAGGACGGGCTATTGTGGACGAGACTTCTTTTACTGTTGATACTGATACCGGTTATACTAATACAGTTACAATTAATATTGATGATAGTGCAGATGTTAGAGTTGGTCAATCAGTCACAGGTACGGGTATGGATACAACAGTAGCTGCAATAGCTGCTGGAACAGAGGGCATTAATGCAAGTCAAATTACACTTACCGACGCAACAACTGGTGGTATGGTTGGTTCTGGTGAAACACTGACATTCACATCTTCAGCGGATGGTATTGCCACCGTTACTATAAAGGCTAGAAGAACAACAGGTGATAGATTGGTTGCTCTTGGTGATGGTGAAAATGGAACTGTTGATATCTGGTCTTATAATTCCGTTGCAACTCCAGCCAATGAAAATGATAGCTGGAAAAGAGATGAGATAAAACCTGTCTTACTGGACCAAGATAAGACCTCTGAATTTCTTTTTAGTTTTTCAGACGAAGCAATGCGTGTTAATGATGTCAATGTAGAAAATAATGCTATAGTAAAATGGTACGGATATATCCAAAGAAATCAATTTAATCATGCGAAGGGACTTTCTTTTTCCGGTTGGTACGAACATCCTTCTTTCTTATATGCGCCTTCTACAGTTGTAATGCCAACCAGTAGTCAGCATACTGTAGCTACAAATGCTCATTATGCTGCGGTAAATGCCATACTTGAAGACGGTGACGGTAACGATGTTCAAACTGCTCAACTTTTTACAGCAATAACAGAAGTAACTTCAACTTTTGAGACAGCGACTAATGCATTGGCGGCTAATCATCTTTTTGAGGTTGGTCAAGTTTATTCTATATTGAGTACTTCTTCTGAAAAACCCGAAGTAATTATGGTTAGGAAATCTGGAGAGGGTATCGGGACAGATACTCCTGTACATATGTATCGTGGCTATGGTGGTACAACTGACGCACAGATAGCTGACAATAGCGGAGCTATATATAAGCGCGGTATTGGTTGGAATGTTGGAGTTACGGACCATTCTGACGATGGTGAATGGGAAGATAAAACGTATGAGTTTTGGCAAACATTTATTTACGATGGGAATCAGGAGTCATTACCTACCAAACTTACAAATACATATGCACTAGCCAGCGCTGATAAATCTTTGGAATGTACAGTATATGCTGATAGATTTTATTCGGGAAGAATTAGTGGTGGTAGAATATATATAAGGGAATCGGCCAGTGATGACCCCCTTACTTTATTTGTTGATATAGATATAGTCCGTGGAGCTAGGATGGCTCTTGATAGTGAATATGAAGCTTGGACTCTTCGAAGCGCTGGTAATGCTACCCAAAATTCTGGATATTATTCAGCAGTAAGTACATCGGTTGGATTAAAATCAGTAAGGCCGAATTTAGATACATATGAAAGCATAAATGGTTTTACCCATGATATAAAATTTAATTCGATAGGAAAAGAACAAGAAACTTATAATGCAATCACTGTTGCTGGTCGTAGAACTTTTATTGCCAATATCGTGACAAAGGATTTTACAGGCTCAAAGATTAGGTACGGTGACAGAATTATGTTTTCTGAAATAAATAAAATGGACACATTTCTAAATAATAATTTTATTGATGTATCTAAAGGTGACTATGGTGAGTATACTGCTTTGCAGTCCTATGCTGATAGATTAATTGCTTTTAAGCATAATCTTGTTCATATTATAAACATATCCAGCCCCAGTCCATCAAGTTGGTACCTTGAAGAGACTATTAGAAACCAAGGTGTTAGCTTTCACTATAGTGTAACAAAGACTGAAAATGGGATTGTTTGGGCAAATGAAGCCGGGTGTTTTTTATATGATGGCCGAAGAGTAATTAATATAATCGAAAATAAAGTAAGTGTATTTGAATCTTTAAACTCACCTATGAAAGCATGGTCTGATTTTGCTAATGGTTCAGCTCATTTAAAAGATTTAATGGTTGGCTATGACTCTATCAGTAATCAATTACTTGTAATGAGGTCACCAAAGGATGCATCTACTCAAAGTAATATTTGTTTTATTTATGATTTCGATACTAATGGATGGGTGCAGAACTCTAATATATTTACAGATAGCGCTTATTATACAAACTTTGCCACTGATTGGAATAATAATCTTATAGTTGGCGTTGAAACTGATAGCGATTCAGTCGGATTTAAAAAGTATCTTCCAAATGCTTATACGCAAGGGAGTCAGGAGCTCATAACTAGAGATATAGATTTCGGTCAGCCGGGATTAAAGAAAAAGGTATACAAAGTAATAGTTACATACAAATCCACCGTAGCGCAAACCACGCCATTTGAATATGCTGTTGATGGTACCAAAATATACGCTGATTTCACAGGTAGTTTAGCGGCTACATTTACAGGTGGTAGTACTATTGATGATGTCACTGGAAGTCCTAATATAAGCGCAAGCGATACGGAATTTGTCGTTGATAATGGTTCATTGTATTCTATAGGCGATATTTGTTTAATAAGTAGTGAACAAATATTTGTTGAATCTATATCAGGTCATTCTCTTACAGTCATTAGAGGATATAATGGTTCTACCGCTGCCACTCATGACGATGGGGATGCATTGACAATATTGAAATGGGACGTTGCTACATTTACCCCGTCCTCTGTTATAAGCTGTCAGAGTTTACAATTAAAATTTAACCCTGCAACTGCCGATGCATTGATTGAAATTAATGATATTACATTTGAATACCGGATAATAAGAAATAGTGTGGTTTCGTAATGGATAGAGATACAAGATTTATAAAAAATACCACACAAGGAAGTCTGTCTATCGTAGAAAAACAGCCTTCATTATCAAGCATGTTAGAAGGTCAGGTTGTAATTGCTGACGATAGATTTACGAAACAAGTTTCTCTTTCAACTAAAAAGAATGGTAAGATACACAGGGCTTATCTATCTTCAGATGGTAATCAGTATGTTGATAAAGATTTAGAAGTTAAAGGTAAAACTACATTAAGAAATGATTTAACCGTAAGAAATAATTTAACTGTATCGGGTAATGTTGGTATTGGAGAAGTTGCCCCAGAGGGTAATTTACATATATCTTCACTTACTGATGCTACATTTATATTAGAAGCTGATACGGACAATGCTACAGAGAGTGACAATCC